GGCACCAGGGAGAGGCCCGGCGGGCCGGACCACAGGATGCGCGCGCCGATCGGATGGAGCTGCACGCCGTCGTAGAAGGGATTGTCGACGACCACGTACTCCGTGGACTTGTCGCTCTTCTCGCTTCTGTCGTTCTTCTGGGCCATGTCGATGCCTCCGCTCAGCTCACGGTGAAGCCGGACGCGTAGGCCCTGCTGGCCTGACGGTCTTGGGCGAGGAACGCGGTGAACTTGCCGGCCGTCAGCGGGCCGATGGCCACCGTGTAGTTGGTGCGCAGGTAGCGCTCGGCATCGAGCGGCACTTTTACCCGCAGCACCTCGGTGCCGGCGGTCAGCGCGGCTTTGCCGATGGCGCCCGAACTCGCGAGCACCAGCGTCGAGGAGAAGCCGGCATTGTCGTCGGTCTCCAGCGTGAAGGTGACGGTCGCGGCGCCGGAAGCGGTGACCGTCTCGGTGACGAGCACCACCAGCTCCAGCGGCTCGCCGTTGCCGACGTCGCGCACGGCGCCGAAGTCGATGATGTCGGTCGACGCGGCGGTCGTGGTGACCGCCTGGTCGGTGCCGAAGGTGTTGAGCTTGTCGTACATCATGGATGAGGGTTCCTTTCCCGTTGCAGCGCCTACGACACGGTCGCTTCGGCCAGCGTGATCTGGTCGCACTTGCGGATCGGGATGCCGCCGAAGCTGTCGAAGACGCGGCCGTCGCTCTCGTCGAGCGTGCGGCGGATGTTGCTGTTGTTGGTCGTGTTGGAGACCGCCGCGCCGAGGTTGCGCTGGATGTCGAGCCACTGCTTGACGGTACGGTTCATGTACCAGGCGGGCTTGCACATCTTGATGTTCGGGATCTTGTTCATCGCCCGCATCATCAGCTTGACGAGGTCGGCCGGCGTGGAGCCGGCGAGATCCGACACGTCGATGTTCCCGATGCGCACGACGTAGCGCCAGTCGCGCACCGTCAGGCCCGCATCCCACTTGTAGTGCGTGCGATAGCCCTGGTAGCGATTGCCCGCCGCATCGAGCAGCGTCTGCTCGCCCAGGTCCTTCATCGACAGGCCGGCCTTGCTGCCCTTGGGGAAGATGCCGTGCACGGTGAGGTCGCCCCAGCCGACCAGCCAGATCGAGGTGTTGTCCGAACCCGCGCCGCCGCCTGAGATGAAATTGTTGGCGGTCTGCGACGTCGCCGTCGAGGTCGTGTTGTAGCGCGGCGAGAATCCCATGAAGCGTTCGGGATTGGTCGCCGTGTTGCCGTAGAACAGCACGCCGGCGAGCTGCTGCGTCAGCCCTTCGAGGAAGGCGCGATCCTCGGACAAGCGATAGGCGGCGGTGTTGCCGTTGAGATCGGCGAGCGCCTTGTCGATCTCCGAGTAGGTCTCCAGCATGCCGCAGGAGTCGGTGATCTGCGTGCTCGTGCTCTTGGTCGGCACGATGCCCTCGTTGAAGCGGCGCCAGGTGCCGGTCGGCAGCGAGGTCTGGACGCTGGTGCGGTGGCCGGTGGGCAGGTTGCCCTCGTTCCACACCATGTCGTCGGTGATCTCGTTCATCTGCGACAGCAGCCCGATCACCTGCGCGATGCTGCCGTTGGGGTCGAGGACCTTGGACCAGTCGGCCAGGGTCGGGTTGGTCACGGAAAGCGTTGCCATGGAGCGTGGTTCCTAGTTGTGCTGGGAGTTGGGATAGAGGGACTTCGGGTCCATCGCGCCGCTGCCGCGGCCGGCATTGCCGCCCACGAACGAGTCGTCCTTGATGGCGTTGGCCACCTTCACCATCCCGCGGATCAGGCCGGGATGGTTGGTGAAGCCCAGGCTTTCGAGATAGGCGATGGTCTGCCGGTCGAAGACCCGGGCGAGCGCGGTGCGGGCATTGCCCAGCGCCTCGGGCGAGAACTCCTTCTCGGCGGTCGCACGCCATTCGGTCGTCTGCTTCGTCCACGAAGCGGCCGAGTGGTCGTTGACCGCCCGCGCGATCTCCTTGTCGCGCTCGATCGTGAAGTCGATCAGCCGCTGCGCCGTCTCCGGCGCGATCTTCTCGCCCTCGAACAGCTTGATGGCCTCGCCGAACACCGGATCGTCGGCACGGTAGCCGTCGGGCAGCGCGAGGCCGGAATAGTCGGCGGGGGCAGTCGCCGTCGCTTCGGCGCCAGCCTCTGCGCTCGCAGCCGCCGGCTGCAGCTCGCCCTCGCGGACGGCTGACGCTTCCATGGCGGTATCGGCTTCGGATGCCGGTGTGGTCGTGTAGATCGTGTCAGCCATCGTTCTGCTCCTCTGCGATCAGGTCGGCGAGTTCGGCCTCGGCCTGCATCAGGCGGGCTTCCTCGCTCATCAGCTCGGTCAGGTGCGGCGCGTGCCGTTCGAGTTCACCCAGCAGCTCGATGCCGATGCTGCGGCGGCCGGCCCTGTAGTCCTGGTGGCGCTGCGCCTCCGCCCCGCCCGGCACGTAGCCGTCGCTGCGGAGGTCGCAGAGACCGAGCAGGCCGTTGACGAAGCGGCGGCCTTTCTCGGTGGCCATCACCGCGCACAGATCGTCGGCGATGCGTTCCTGATCGAGCCTCTCGAGCTGCTCGGCCTGGCGGACCTGCCTTGCGTCGTTGGGATCGTGCATGGCTCAAACTCCCAGGATGGATTGGAGGGCGTTGCGGCCGCCGCCGACCTCGGTCTCGCTGAGGGTCTTGGCGCCCTCGGCCGCGGTCGCGGCGACCTGCATTGCCTGCGCGGCCTGCGCCTGCTGCGCCCGTACCGCGCGCAGCTGCGCGACGACATCGTCGGCGACGGTGATCGCGGCCGGCGCGCCCAGCTTGTCGGCATAGACGTCGATGCTCTCGTCGGCGTTCAGCTTGTCGAGCACCTCGGGGCGCGACGCCGCAATGTTGCCGGCGAAGGCCCACAACCGCTCGACCGAGCCGAGATCGGCCGCCTTCTGCGCCTGCGCCAGGATCGAGATCAGCTCGACGTCGAGCGGATAGCCATGCAGCTCGCGCGGCGGTTCGCTGAACAGCCCGTGCTCGCCCATGATCGTGAAGGTGCGCTGGACCAGCGGCTGCAGCAGGTCGTCGTGCAGGTTCTCCAGCACCGGCCCCAGCATCTGCATCTTCTCCTCGCGGCGCGTGGAGATCTCGAGCTGGTTGCGTGGCTGAACGCCCTCCATCTGGTCGAACATCAGGAAGAGGTCCGCGAAGAAGGCCGACTTGATGACGGCCTGGGTGCGCGTGACGAGACGCTCGACCTCGGCGATGGCGCCGGGAGCGGTCTGGTAGAGCGGCCACATCCCCGCTCCCCTCTCCTGGGTGGTAAAGTAGTTGATCGCGCCGGGCAGCACAGACGAGGCCGAGCCGCGCAGGCTGATGTGAGCGCCCATCGGTGGGTTCACATGCTTGTCGACCGCGTTGTGCTCGCGCTTCTTCAGGATCTGCAACGACTTCACGTCGGGCAGCGCGTCGTGGCCGGGTCCCTTGGAATAGGCATCGTTGCCGACCGGCGCCCAGCGTGGCGTCAGCGCCGGGACTTCCGAATAGCCGCCGCGATGGAGGAATTCGCCTTCCGCCTGCCCCGCTCCCTCGCGCCAGTAGACCGAGCGGAACTTCTTGCCGGCCCAGTCGAGCCGGCCCTTCTCGAAGCCCGAGTTGGGCTCGACCATGTGCAGGATCGCGATCTCGCTGTCGGCGTCGTCGCCGCGCGCCTTCTCGGTGATCTCGGCGACGCCGTGATCGGGCCAGCGCTCCTCGATCTGGCGATACGAATACATGAAGCGCCGCGCCAGCGTGTCGACCCGGCCGCGCCAGTCGAGGCCCAGCCAGTATTCGCCGGTCGACAGCGTGTAGAGGCGGATGACGTCCTCGCGGTCGAACTCGACGATCGCGCAACCGGTGCCGAACTGGCCCAATTCCTCGTAGATCAGCGGCAGCGCCGAATAGAGGTTTCCGGCGTTGAACACCATGCGCATGCGCTCGGCGCACTCGTCGAGCCACACCTTCACCGGCGCCAGCGAGGCGACGCGGCGGTCGGAGATGGTAAGCCGGAACCAGGGCCGCGCCGGCGAGGTGACGCCCGACATCAGGCCTGCCACCAGCGTGCGCAGCGCAAACAGCGCGGTGGGATCGAGGATCGCGCTGTTGGCCTGCGCGCCGCGCCCACCCTGGTTGGGCGAGGTGAAGAACTGGCCACGCCGCGGATTTATGAAGCGCGAGAGGTCACGCCAGCCCGGTTCCCAGGATTGACGCTGGCGCTTCAGCACCGCGAGGCGGGCGTCGATGTGGCGGCGAAGCGCGGGATCGTGCGCCATCGCTCAGCCCCCCAACAGGGTCTTGCCGCCGGCACCGCCGGCGCCACCGACACCCGCCCCGCCGAACGCGCCCGATGCCGTGGTCGAGGCGTTACCGGTGACTCCCAGCCCGCCGGTGGCGATGGTCGAGGCATAGCCCGCCATGGCCGCGGCGCGCTTCTTCTGCGCCTCGCGCGCCTCGCGCACCGCCGGATCGGCCATAGACGGAACGGGCGCAGGTGCCGGCGGCAGCGCCGGCGGCGAGATCGGAGGAAAAGCGGCCTGACCGCCACCAAAAATTCCCAAGGGGTTCTCTCCTGTGAGAAGCGAGCCCCTGAGTTACTGATGAAGCGGACTTTGAAGATGCAAGCGGGAAATCAGCGAGATCTTTTACTGCGTGCGGGATGACAATTTTTCTGGATCGGCGCACTGCGCAACTTCCAAGGAAATTGTCATCCCGAACGCAGTGAGGGATCCTTGTTTAGCCAAGCCCTTATCGGGTGACTCTCGTTATGCATCCTCGATCAACGGTCAGAAGTAAAAATGGCGGTTGCAATACGATTGGCCGATCAGCGGGAATCTTGCTTCTCGGCATGCAGATGAGCTTTCGTGGATAGGGATCCCCTGGTCCATAGCTTATCGTGATGGTCGCGCAGCGTATGGCCTTCGTAGAGACGGCCTCAGCCACAGCATCCATACCGAGGACCGATAGACAACGAGGCAGTGAATTCCGCAGTGCCATCTCGAAGTCAGCAAGGTCGTCGGCTGCTTGAACGTCGACCACCAAAGCCATACCGAAGATCATGGCTACGATTAGTCTGCCCCATATCCCCCGCAGACACAGCCCTGAGAAGTATCCTCGGCAAACTCGCCCGACCATCAAGTCGATGTCCTCCATAGCCATGCTTGGAGAGTATGATCGATGGGAGGATCCAGCCATGGGGCGGCAAGGCGTTTGCGCGCACCCGACTGAAAAGGCCCGCCGCTCGATCGGGGATGATGGGAACGGCGGGCCTCCAGACATCGGGGCCGGCCGGTCGAAACGGTCGCCCAGGATGCCTCCCTGCCGCCTCTGGGGACGGTTGATCAGACCTTGCCATTGCAGTCGGTGTGAGTCCAGCCTAACCGGCCGCGCTACAGGTCCCCGTGCGGGTCGTAGTCGGACTGGATGGTGTTGGTGGCGGCACTTCCGCCCTCCCCCTCGGCCAGGCTCCCAAGTCGCGTGTCATCCGGCAGATCGGCCACCGGATAGGCGAAGGTGAGGCACAGGCCGTCGGCGTTGTCGGGCGAGGACAGGCCGCGCTTCTTCATGTCCTCCTTCTTCTCGAGCCGGATGGCGTTGTGCAGGTCGAAGCCGTATTCGCGGCCCGTCAGCTCGGCCTTAAGTTCGGGATCGTCGGGGATGGCGCCGGTCCGGAGCCAGGCGCGCATCGAGGCCCACATCTCCGCCGCCTTGTTGGCGGTGAGCGGCATGCCGTCGCCCAGCGTGTAGCGGTCGGCGCGGCCGCCGAAGTTGACGCCGACGACGAGCCGGCCCGGCAACATCTGGCGCACGCGATCGACGACGCCGGCGCCGATGCCGCCCTCGTCGATGAACACCGCGGCCACGCGATGCTGCATCGCCTGCTCCGCCACCTTGCCCGACAGGACCATGAGGTCGCCGACGCGCAGCTTGATGGCGGGCACGGTGCGCGCGTCGCGGCCGCGGCGGAACCAGATGGCGCTCTGGTCGTCGCCGCCGCGCGCGCAATCGACGCCCATCACCAGCGGCTGACGCAGGTGACTCTCGGCGGGACGGCGCGCGGCCTCCTCCACCGTCTCGCTGTCGATGAACTGCATGGCGCCACCCCTCGGGAACTCGCCCTTCACACGGACGCGGAAGAAGTCGCTGTCGTCGCCATAGTCGGCAGCCCAGCGCGCGATCTCGTCCTTGTCGGTGAGGGAGACTTTGCGGCCGTCGACCTGATGGCGATGCCAGCGGTGACGGAAGCGGCCGAAACATTCGCGGAAGCGGCCGGTGTTGCGGGTCGGATTGCCGGTCGCCAGCCACAGGATTTCGGTGTCGCGGTCGGTCAGCGCGCCTTCGATCGTCTCCCACACCGGATCGGGAATGGCCGAGGCCTCGTCGAAGGCCACGAACAGGCGGCGGCCCTGGTTGTGCAGGCCGGCGAAGGCCTCGGTGGTGCGCAGGCTCCACGGCACGGCGTCGATGCGCCAGGTCCGCTCGTGCGCGGGATCGACGCTGTGGATCGCGGTGGCCGAGACCTCGAACCAGTCGGCGCAGGCGGCCAGACGCAGCCATTTGGTGAGTTCGGGCCAGGTCTTGGTCTTGAGCTGCGTCGCGGTGTTGGCGGTCACGATGCCGCGCGTGTCGCGGAAGGTGGCGAGCGCCCAGACGATGATCCAGGCCACCAGCGCCGACTTGCCGACGCCATGGCCCGAGGCGACGGCGATCCGGATGGCGTCGGACAGGCTGCGGAGCGAGCGCCCGATCTCCGACAGCACCGCGCGCTGCCACGGCTCGGGCCCCAGGTCGCGCGCCAGCGGCGTGCCCGCCTCGCCCCACGGGAAGGCGAACAGCACGAAGCCCAGCGGATCGTGCGCGAAGCTGCCGACCTCGATGCCGAGCGGATCGAGGTCGGGCTCGGGGGAGATATCGGGTTCTTCGGCCACGATGCCGGTTCCTGATGAACCGGACTCTGCGATTGCAAGGGCAAAGCACCTTCGCCAAGTTGGCGCGAACCGGGAGCGGGACATGACGGCGCCGGCGCCGCGCACTCTCTACGACAAGATCTGGGACGCACACGTCGTCGAGCGGCTGAGTGCCGAGACTTGCGTGCTCTACGTCGACCGGCACCTGCTCGACGAGGTCCACAGTCCTCAGGCCTTCGACGGGCTGCGCCGGGCCGCTCCGGCACACCGGTGACGGCTTCCGGTGAACGGCACGACAGGCCCGGAAATCGTCTGCGGGCCCTGCAGCCGTGCGGCGCGAACAAGCATGACATCGTCCGGCCACGGCTTGATCAGTTGAAAATTAAATAGTTAAGCCGGCTTGCGCGTGGTAATAGACAAATGTTCACCGCGTCGTAATTGTCCGAAATCGTACGGACATCAGGCAGAAATGTCTGATTTCGTACGATGCGTTGCGGTTGTCCCTCTCTCGGCCATGCTTTCGGAATCTACTCGTCCGGTGCTTGTGAATGCGGAGCTGGCG